TTTAAGCCGGTTAGCCGCATGCGGTGTGACACCCCAAAAAGCGACCACTGTGACAACCAGTGTGACAAGCACTGTGACACATGTCGTTCCAAACGGGTTAAATGCAATCTACCGCAAGAGTTGATAGCCTGTCACAGTGCTTTTAGCAAAATGGCAGGAAAAACACCGACCACTGTGACACGTTTTGTCACAGTGGTTGTCACAGTGCTAGGCAATTATGCCGAAAGGTTGAGAATGTCGAATAAGAAGATTAGATCTGTCTGGCTGACCGTAGAAAGAGTAGCTGAACTAAAAGGCTGCTCAGTGCGGACGGCCTGGAGATATATAGGTAAGGGTAACATGCTTACCCATAAAGAGCAGATAGCCATCGGCTCAGCCAGAGTGGTCAAGACTTTTGTTATGACTGACCCGGCTCTGCTGACTGCCGAGATGGCAGACTGTAATTTACGGGGTGTAGTACCAGCTGAGTTTATTGAACGTAAAATCGAGCTGGGTGACAAGCAGATGAACAGCGCTTTGATCTATGGTTATAGTGAGAGCGATGCAGTGGGAGGCTATAATGAAGCTTTTTGATATCAACATCGAGGAATATGCCGAGTTCTATCAGGAAGTGATGACCTATGCCAATGCCAATCCACATCATAAAATCAAAGCCATAATCATTGATGACGAAGCAGATAGCACTGGTGAGAACTCCGAACGGGTACATTCTGTAGTTTCTGAAGTTCATGTACCGCATGTAACTGCCATGCCTATAAAGCACTACATACCATATCAAGAGAAGCCAGATAGTAAAGACCTCGACCTCAGACCCAAAGACTTCATCTCCAATCAACATGAACAGGAAGCCAGGTTATTCGGTCAGTTCTGCACAGTAGTAATGGATAGACTCAATTACTGTGACTCCCGGACAGCCGAGTGGAAGCAGATAACTACTGACTTCAATAACAGAACCCTGGTACCGGAGCTATACAACATAGTCGGCAGCCGTAATGAACGGGCTCTGCGTATGTGGATTGAGCGGTTCATTGATAATGATCAAGACATGTATGCCATGCTGCATAAGGGCAAGAATAAGAGCCGGGGACGCAAAGTCACCTATCTGGAACAGAACTACCTGCTCAATAAGCTGCTTGGACCTAATAACATCAAAATCGGCTCTGCCATCCATAGTTTAAAGACGGCAGCCCGACTGGGATGCTGCGATTCACCGACCAGTGAGCCAACCCTCAAACGCTGGTGCAAGGACTGGATTGAAAACCATCCTGCTGAATGGGCACAGGCAACCAAGGGCAGCAAATATGTAGCTGAACGCATCGTCAAGACGATCCTGCGGGATGACTCGATGCTCAAGGTCGGCAGTGTCTGGGTAGCCGATGGTCATAACTTAGCTTTTGATATTATCAACCCCAAGACCGGGAAAGCTCAACGCATGACTCTGATTCTGGTTTTAGACTGGGCAAGCCGCTATCCGGTGGGAGCATCTCTGGCAGTAACAGAAGATAGCCAACACATCCTGACTGCCTTCCGCAATGGCTTCCTCAACTGGGGAGCGGTGCCGGAGTATGTCTATTTAGATAATGGCAAGGCTTTCAAAGCCAAGCTCTTTCATGAGCAATGGGATAACCATGACTTAGAGAAAGAACTGGCAGGCATCTTCCCCCGGCTCGATATCGGAGTAGCCTTCGCAGAGAGCTATAATGCCAAAGCCAAGGTAATTGAACGCTTCTTCAAGACTATGCAGGAGCAACTGGAACGCTTCGTATCGACCTTTAGAGGCTCCTCCATAGCCGATAAACCTGCCACTCTGATGCGTAATGAAAAGTGGGCTCAGAAGATGTTCAAGGGAGAGGCACCCACAGTGGAAGAGACTATGCAGTTGATAGCCTTCTATGTCAGGCATGTCTATGGCGAGACCCCGCATGCTGCTCTGAAGGGTAAGACACCTTATCAGGTATTCAGCACGTCCCAACTGCCTCAGGAGCGGGTGGTCGCACCAGACCGACTCAACTTCCTGATGCTGTCGGCAGAACGCAAGAGTGTCCGTAACCAGGGTATCAACTTAGATGGCAAGATCTACTGGCATCCTGAGTTGGTAGACCAGATTGGTAAACCGGTTATTATCAGATACGACTATAACGATGCCCGATGGATACTGGTCTATGACAAGCATGACATCTTCATCTGCCAGGCAGAGATCAGAAGGACTCAGCATGCCTTCATTCATGTAGCTATGGATAAACCGACTGCTCATAAAGAACTGAATACGGAATACAACCAAGTTAAGAAGCTGCGCCGGGATACGGCAGCCAAGACCAAGAAGTGGATAGTGCAGTCGCAGGAAGCAGTTGATAGATTAGTCAAACCCCTGCCTATCAGTACGGTGGAACTACCCATGTTTGCCAATCAGCCGATGATCTCGGCTCCCCAGCCCAGCCCGGTGGATGAGATCGCCAGATTAGACCAAATGCTGATGGCAGAGACGGAACAGACCGATTTTCAACCCAGTATAGAAACCCTAACAACCATTAATGCTGATGTCGATGCTAATGCAAATGCTGATACAGAGACATCTACTGAAGGCTCTTTAATCGAGACCCACACCTTCCCCGAACTGCTGAAATTGATCGGATTTAAATAGGAGGAGACAATGAAACAAGGAATATTAGTCAGAACCGAGAATGTGATCAGCGCTGATAGCTGCATCAACTATCTGTTGGACAGACCTAAGATGGAGATGGTCGGACTGGGACTACTCTATGGCAAGCCCGGACTCGGCAAGACCACCTATGCCAAACGCATGGCTTTTAGTAAAGGCTATGTTTACTTAAGATTAGAAGCCACGACCACTCCCAAGGCATTTGCGATGGAGCTATTATCCAATCTCTACAAACGCTTTGGACTGGGAGAATACATACCCTACGGCACAGCCAATAACCTCTTTAAACTCTGTCTGCAGAGCCTGGAAGACCATCCTGATACTATTATCATCATCGATGAGATAGACTATGCCTTCCGGCATCCTCAGCTCTTAGGTGCGATTCGTGATATAGTGGATGAGACAACTGCAGTGGTCATCCTGGTCGGAATGCAGAATGCCAAGGACCGGCTCTCACAGATCAATGAGTACTACTTTGACAGATGCAATGTCTTCTATGAGTTCAAAGCTGTCACTAAGAAAGATGTCGGTCAACTCTGCCGGGATATCCTTGAAGTGCCCTTCGCTCCTGATGTGGTTGACTATGTCCACTTCAACTCCTGCGGTAACTTGCGTAAAGCTATGAAGCTCATCCACACAGTAGAAGAGATTGGTAAACACCGTAAACTGGCTAAGGTCAGCCAAGCTGATTTGCAGGTCTGAGCTGACGATGACAGATAAAGAACTGCTCTATAACTTTGCCGGTCAATACAACCGACCCTTCACTTTGGAGACGATGGCTGCTTTTACCACTGTCAGCATCGAGAGCATACCTCCTATACTGGCAGAACTGATAAAGAGTGAGAAGGTCAAACAGATCGAGGCTAATCCTGCCATCTATGTCCGCTGTAACCGCTACCATGCCACCCTGGGCTATCAGCATTACAAAGGTTGGAGCTTTGACCTCAGGGCAACCCATCAACTCTTAGATATTTTAGAACAAGGCAAATATAAGTCGATTCGGGATATTGCCCAAGCCATCAACCGCAGCCGGCAGTGGGTGTATATCTACCTGGAAGCTTTGGCATCCATTGAAGTCATCAATCTGGTCGGCTATGTCTATGTCGTAGTCTCCAGAAAGAACGTGCCCAAGATAGGCAGGAAAGTCCAGAAAGGCATCCTGGGACAACTGCGTAATTTCAATAAGCTGGGTGCTTACCGGCGCATAGACTGATAGCTAAAACTAACAAGACAGACGAGACGAGGGTATTACTATGACGAAAGAACAGAGAGAACGCTACCTACGGCAAGATATCCATGCCCTGCGGGTCACCAAGTTCAAATGGACAGTAGACCAGTTTAAGGCATTACTAAAGGAACTGGACTTTGGTGAATCCCTGACTGCTCTGGATGAGATGATACTGACAGAACTAAAGCTTATCCTGATGCGAGTCCGGATAACCGGCAAGCCGGATGAATATACCTATGACCAGCAAGGCATGTATATGCACTCTCTGATGAAGCGAGCCGGCTGGGATGAATACAGCCTGCGCACCTTCCTGATTACCCATTACCATAAAAGCCACTGGAACTTACTGGATGCCAATCAGCGGAAAGCTGTTATAGCTATGTTCCAGAAGTACGTCGCCAAGCGCAGCCAAGCAGCTGCTGAACAAGATGCTCTGCAGGACTATGACAAGAATCCTATACCCGATCTCAATCCGAATCAAGATCGTAAATCAGAAAACAAGAAAAAGACTAAATCAAATAAAGCTAAATAAACTAGGAGGTTTCAAATGGAAACGAACCAAGAGAAAAGTAAAAGCAGCAAAACCCCGATTGAACGTACAATGCTGGATGCCAGGGGCCGGGAAATCCCACTCAAGTTAGTTAAGACTGAGATCATCAAACAGGATGCCGTCATCCGCAGAACCATGGACAGGGTGAAAAGCCTGCATAAGCGCATTATCCACGATAAAACCAAGCTCTTTCAGGAGTTGGAAGGATACTTAGAGTTCATGGCTGAGAAGCACGGTCTGCACTGGAAGGGCAATGCCATCCTGCTTAGTTTTGATGAGCAGTACAAGGTGGAGATCCGTTTTAAAGAGAATATTCAGTTCGGTATTGAACTGCAGCTTGCCAAACAGAAAATCGATGAGTGTCTCAAAGCCTGGACTACTGACTCCAACGTCAATTTAAGAGCCATCATCACAGAAGCTTTCCAGGTCGATAAGAAAGGTGAGATTGCCAAGCACCGCATCCTAGCCCTGCGTAAGTACAATATCAAAGACCCTACCTGGAAAGAAGCGATGGAACTGATCGATTCTGCCATCAATGTCACTTCCACCAAACAATATGTCGCTTTCTATGAGCGGGACGCTGCCGGTAACTACCAGCAGATAGTCCTCAACTTCAGTGCGTTGTAATGCCAACGTGCCAGATACTGTGGTAACCTTTAGCAACCTGATTTGATAAATAACCAGGAGCAGAATACATGGATTACATGAGAAATAATAATGCAACCCAAATCGTACCGGACGAACCACTGAACTTCTTTAAAGAAGACCGCAGTTACCGTCCCGATGAGATAGCCGATGCCCTTAAAGTCGACCGTTCGACCGTCTATCGCTTGATTAGAGAGATCAGTGACCCTCTGCCGGCATATCGCATCAAAGAGCAGGGTCAACTCCGCTGCTTCGGCAGAGACATCAACAAATACCTGGAGAACCACAAGGTACAACCTCACAATGAGTAATGACAAAGAGTTCCGTATTAAGAAAGATAACTGCAAGGAAGCTTACCTGAATGGTAAGACCAACATCGATGAACTTGCAGTTATCTTCGGCATCTCCGACATCACCGTCCGCAAGTGGATCAAGTCGGGTAATTGGAATAGCCTGTTCAAGGAAGAGCGTAAGCTTGATCATGAGATCAAAGTAGCCAGAAAACGGGCTTTGATCCAAGCCTTGAGAGAATATGCCAAGAACCCGGCTGATACCGCTCTGCAGTCCCTTGTATCACTGATTAAACAGAACCAGAAGGATGATGAGCCTGCCCGCGAACTCAATGACTATATCGTAAAGTTTATGGATCAAACCACTGACTTCATGGTCGAGAAAGGCTATGAAACACTTCTCAAGCAGTTCCAAGGCATTGTCCTGGATTTAGCTGATTACCTTCGCATCCGTAACGGGTAACTATCATGACACCTCAAAAGATAAATCGACCCCATATCTCCCTGACTAACTCCAATCCAAAGCAAATCCCTCCCAAATCCCCTGACCGTTATGCCTAAGAAGTTCATCCAAAGGCATAACAAGGCACTGGCGGAGATCGCTTCCAAGACGATCTCCGTTTTGCCATTTATAGACGATAATCCTGATGCCAAAGCCGAACGCATCACCCGCACCATGGGAGATGACTGGGATTCCTTTTCCTTCTTCTGCCGGACTTACTTCCCCCATGTCTTTGTATTACCTTTCTGCCCAGCCCATAGCACCATGTTTGATGAGACTGATAAAAGCACAGGCATCATCGGTATTACCGGTTTTCGTGGGCTGGGCAAAACGGTACTGATGGGAGTGGTCTATCCCATCTGGAAGATTATCAAAGGCGAGAAGTATGTTATCCATACGGCTGCCGATGTCGATTTGTCACAGGAACGGACAGCTTTTACACTACATGAACTGACCAACAACCGCAGGCTCTTAGGTGACTTTCCTGAGCTGCAGCCGGTTGACTCATTTGATCTGGACTTCTATCTGAAGAACAAGACCCGCATCAGAGCCAGGAGTATTAAGCAATCCCATCGAGGAACCCTCAATCCCAAGACTGCCAAACGTCCGGACTGATCGTCTGTGATGATATAGACAAAGAAGAGAACATGGGTAACCAGTCCATCGGCAAGAGACGCATGGACAAGATCACTCAGGAGTTGGCAGGAGCATTGGCACCGGAAGGAACAGGCAAGGTGATCTGGCTCGGTAACCTCGTACATCCCAACTATGCCATCTGTCAGTTCCAGCAACTCATAATAGACGATTTAAGGGCAGATAATCCTGACTTGGATATTGTATCAAATCCAGTCTTAAAATGCCAACAGAGAGCTATTATGCGCTTTCCTTTGGAGAATCAGGACGGTAGCTCTGCTTGGGAAGAGCAATACCCTACAAACACACTTCCCAACTTGCGAGCCAAGTTCGGCAGTACCGGTTACCAGAGAGAAATGCTTGGGCTGCCTGTAATCGAAGGTAATATCTTCAAGCACCAGTGGTTCACTAAGTACAGAAACCTGCCTGCTCCCAGTCAAATGAAGCGGGTCTGGATGTATGCTGACCCCGCATGGGGAGAGAAGGGTTGTTTCAAAGGTATCATCTCCATTGGTTATGACGGCAACAGGTTCTATGTAATCCATGTCTGGATACGTCAGACTGAGAATACCAAGTTCTTCAGATACTACCATGATACTTATCAGGAACTGGAATCAATCTATAAAGCCAAGTTCCGCTCTGCCATCGAGACCAGTTATGGACAGGCTCGTATCCTTGCCGACTTCGACAGGTGGGCTAAGGACAATAACCTGAATCCCATCTCTCACCGTATAAAGCGCATCGATAACAAGGAAAACAAGAACCTGCGGATAGAAAGAACCGAGACCAGCATCGAGACTGCCAAGATACTCTTCCCGGACGGACAGGATACTCCAACCCTTATAAGTCAGTTCCTTACTTATCCTGATGGCTACATCGATGGTTGTGATGCCCTTGCCGGATGTCTGGAACGCTTCAATGAATACGACATAGGCAGGAACAGAGTCAGGGTCCGGAGGTTTAGCTTCTGATGCAGTATTATGATCAGATTATGTTGGAGTATTACCGGGTCTTAAACAATGCCTGGAAGACAGAAGTCAAAGATGCAGCCTACCTCGCTATCCAAATGCTGAGTGATATGCCGAGAAGTGAGAAGGTCAGCAAGACCCAAATAGACAAGCTGATGGACATCATCAATACCCAACTGGGAGATGACTTTGCTTCTCTGGTAAATGAACCAACCAAAGCTTATATCGACCGCTGTATCCGGCTCGGTCTCAGAGATACACAAGTCCAGGCACCAGTCAAGACATCAATCGGTCTGTGGGGCATCGAAGACCAGCACTTATCCTCCACTATTCAGAAGCAGCAGATCTTCTGGCTCGGTAACCATTTTGATGCCGATATCCGTCAAAACTTCGCTGATGTGCTATCCAAAGCCATAGATCAGGGATACACTAAAGAAATGCTCACAGAGACGCTTAAACAGCAGTTTAGCGACATTGGAGAGAAGTCCCAAGCCTACTGGCAGGGATTGGCTGAGCATACGGCTCTCCGGATACGGGAGTTCGGGAGATTGCAGGGATATAAGAAAGCCCAAGCGAAGTACTATAAGCTTGTAGTCATCCTCGATGACCGCACCAGTGACATTTGCGGGCATTAGCAGCTCAAGACAAGGTATATCCCTTAAACGATGCGACCGAAGTGATGGATAACCTGATGGCTCTGGATACAAAGTCAAACAGCTTAGACGATGCCAGAGACTACATCAAAGCCTTGGCACCCTGGGTAAGTAATGATCAGATAGTCTATAACAGCAGTGATGAGCCAATCGGTGTCTCCGGAGCGCACACTCCCTTTCCACCCTTTCATTGGAAGTGCAGGACAACTACTAAAGTTGTAAGTTGAGCAGCCTTAGTCTTAACAACTTTACATATTATTGTATTAAGAAAACAGGGAAGACGAAACACAATTCTTATTGACAAATTTTAGATATTTGGAACAAAGGATAAATCATCATAAAAGGAGATTTTCATGCGTACTATCATATTGTTGTTGTTTATCTTAGTGATCGGAATATCATATTGTGAGACCGTATATAGTGACTCTTTGTTTCAATCTGCAAAATCTGGAAATGCAAATTCACAATATTCAATAGGCTTATGCTATGATCATGGTTATGGTATCAAAAAAAGCTCAACTGAAGCAGTAAAGTGGTATCGTATGGCAGCTGATCAAGGACTTGCAACAGCGCAGTTTAATCTTGGGGTTTGTTATGAAGAAGGTTATGGTGTAACCCTAGATAAAAAAGAAGCAGTCAAATGGTATCGTATGGCAGCTGATCAGGGACTTAAAAATGCACAGTTCAATCTTGGGCTCTTTTATGACAAGGGGGATGGAGTAATTCAGGATAAAGTGGAAGCAATAAAATGGTATCGGTTAGCCGCTGAACAAGAGCATTCAAGGGCACAGTATAATCTAGGGATAATGTACGATAGAGGAGTAGGTGTTGAAACTAATCTAAAAGAAGCCGTTATTTGGATGCGAAGATCTGCAGATAATGGGTATTCCGATGCACAGAGTTACCTTGGTATCTGCTATAGAGATGGAGCAGGTGTTGAGCAGGATTATCAACAAGCGATTAAATGGTGGCTACTTTCTGCAAATCAAAATAACGCTTCGGCACAATATAGCCTCGGATTAAGCTATGGTATGGGAGAAGGCACTAATCAAGATGATCAAGAAGCATATTTTTGGTTTTATCTTTCAAATGCCAATGGCGACAATCAAGCTAAACAAGGATGTGATATAGCTTCTACTAAGTTAACGCCGAAACAGATAGGTCTAATACAAGCTCGAGCAGATAAGTGGTTAAAAGAACATTAAGGCTTGATATGAAATCATTGCACTTTTATTCTTACATACCTACATAAGTCTACGTTTTTAAGTCATTTTGGAGTTATGCAACTTAAATAAAGATTAATACCAGAATATATCCCGTAAGTTGTTGAAGCAATGAAGTATTAATAACGTGGAATCTAATTAGTAGTTTTACATAATCGGAAGCCATATCCAT